TGGTTTGGTCAGCAGTTAAAAAAGTACCAGTAGTTGCTTTGACTGCTGCAATGCCAGCTAGCTCGCTGTCCATCAACGCTCCTGCTGCGGTTACATTGGTGGCGTCAGTTACATCAGCACTTGCTTCGATAGCGTTTAGCTTAGAATGGTCAGCATCAGTAAAATCATTAGTGGTAAGTCCACCATCGCCTACGGTATAAGTAGTATTAGTATCAACCCAAGGTACATTGACGACCCCTTGTCCAGCAGCATTTAATTGTAAACCATAAGTTCTCGATGCTGTGGTACTTACAGCAGTAGCGGCAACAGATTGATCAGTATCGCTGAATAATTCTATTCCACCTTTTGCGGTTGCAGTTGCTTCTGGTAGAGTATAAACTGTGTCTGTAGACGCCACGGTTAGTGTGCCAGCCGCATCGTCGTATGTTAGCGACACGTTGGAACCCGCCGTAAGAACTCCGTTAACAAAGTCTTCTACCTGCTCTTGGGATAATTGTGTGTTAGTATCAGTGACAGTACAGGTTATCGTAGAAGAATAAGCTCCACTTGCTGTATTGGTTTCGCTATCTATGGTGATACCAGTACCGGCAGTCAAATCTACGCCAGTCATATCCCCAACGCCTTTTGTTTCCACGGCGGTTTCTAATGCCTGCAAAGCAGCCTTGATTGTTACACTATCAGCAACTGTGCTACCAGTAAACGTGCCGAGGTCTACACTAGTGTCGGCGGCGGCACCTACCAAAGTAAACAAGTGATCTACATCAAAGTCAGCTTTAGTATATGTTGTATTAGTATCTGTGTAGTTACCTGCGTGTATCGTTCCAACACTAGCAGTCCAGTCAAGATGTTCATTTGCAACAAACCCACTAAGGTTGTCATGAACAATTTCGCTATCGGTAGTAGAAAGACTGTCTCCGGTGAGAGTTATACCAGTACCAGCAGCTAAGTTAGTATCAGCGCTAATGTCAACAGTATGAGAAAGATTACCTGAAGCATCAAGGTGGACAGCTTTACCCGCAGGATAAGTGCCAAACACAGTGTGAGTGCCGCTAGTAAGCTCTATTTTAGAACCAGTACTACTAGCAAGAAGTGTGGTGCGAGCAAGAGTGTCTGGCAAAGCATCGGTAATAGTACCAATACCAATCTCCCATGCAATACCATTATTGTCTGTTAATGCATAGTAAACGGTATCATCCGTATTCATACCACTAACAAACGACTGAAAACCACTAACAGCACCAGCAAGACTAATCGTGCCGTTACCCGTAGTGGTGGTTGTTTCTTTTACTCGGTCTCTAATTACTAAAGCCACAATACTCCTCCTTTAATTAGGGGAAGGTGATATTAAGCAAAAGTAACGTCTAAATCACCAGCGTTGAATTTGAAAACATCGCCATTCTTTACATCTCTAGCGGTAGTTAGAGATCCATGAAGTAATACATTTCCGGCTCCCGGAGTTGCATTGTCTGTGATGATAACTCCAGAGACTCCATTCCAGTCAGCGGTTGCTGTTGGGAATGTGATGGCGCCCGCGTTTTGGGTTGCGCCATTAGAAGATGCATCCCAAGATGTTACCTGTATTCTATTGTACGCAGTACTTCCAGCGGTAGCGATTTCTTGGGTTAAAGTACCAGCCTCTACAACGGCAGCGTCGTAGTACTTAATTAAGCCTACGTAGACTGTGGTGCCGGGAGTGACAAAACTGTCTGGGTTATTTCTTAAGATGAAATTAACCAAATGGTTTTCAAGGTATGTTGACATGGCTGACATGTGTTATGTCTCCTTATTTTTCTAGAAAGTTGTTAATTCTGCACGTTTCCACGTATTGGTATCTATACAAATATAAAGATGGTATATGTCATCATCATTTTTGCCAAACTTAATTTCCCCTTTGACACAAGACTCAGTTGTGCTAGCTGGTATTGTACTATCCCAAAAAGCAAGTGAATCACTTACGTCGGTAAACACGCTTCTAATATCTGATGGGCTAATCTGTGCGGTTGTATTATCAGGTAATAAAGAGCTGACTTGTGAAGCTAATTCAGTTTTAGTTCTCTTTGTCATTTTGAACTCCAATTACTATAGAATATCATGTTATTATACACCAAACAAAAAAACCGCCCCTAAAAATAGAGGCGGTTTCTTCTACAGTCTATATACCAAATGGTTTAGAAGCCACCCAGCAAGATACGACGGTTATCGAGAACGGCGAAGCCGATTTCTGCCCAACCATAGAATCCAGCTCGTTGCTGACGATGTAATGAATCGTCTTCAAAGATCTGAATATCTTGCTTAACAGGCATAATGAAACTATCACTGCTGGATTGATCCAAACCAACTACAAGCTCAACATCAGAACCAGTAAAAGTACCGGCGAGTTGATCCACGTAGAAGTTTTGATACTCTTGATCAGCACCAAGCTCATCCATGTCGTGAAGATTCACGCCAAAGATACGAGTGATAGCAGAACCATCATCACCAGCCTGATAAATTTCACGGCGAGTGACTTCGTCAACTTGATCTAATCCCCAGTTTCGGATATCTTCCAAAGCTTCTGGAGACAAGTACATATCAGTCAACTTGCCACGGTTCAAAGAACCGCTATTACCGCCAGCGTTGCGTCTCATAACGGTCTTCATCAAAGAGATGACACGTTTTGTGAACTGACCAACTGCGGCGTCTGCATCATAAACCATAACGTTTCTGTCAACACCAGCAGCTAAGAGTGTGTGCCAGCCGTCATCGTTCATCTTCTTAACGAAGCCAGCTTCAAGAACTTGCATCGCGCGACCTACAACATCCCAACGGGCTTCTCTTGCATAACGCAGGAGATAGTCGATTGAAGAAGCAACGGTGTAGGTTGGGACCATTACATAGTCACCTTCTACAGCGCGTTCTGGAATACGACCATGACCGGGATTAGTGTAGGCAACATGTTGATTCTCTGTGCCGGGAGCTAAAAGGTCTAAAGGAAATTCAGCAGCTGAACCGGGAGCCATTTGGATCTTTTCAAAGATTCCATTAAGAACATCACCGACCAAAACACCCTTACGAAGGGGAGTTTCTAAAGCTACTGCCAATTCTCGCTGTGCCGCGAGGGCCTCATTCTTATCGACGCTACCAGAGCGCTGAATGAGTTCGATAAAATGATCATCAGGTTTTGTCATTTTACTCATAATTAAAGTTCTCCTATTAAAGGGATAATATTATACTTGGACGCCGCCAGCTGTTGGAGCCATCGGTACAGGTAGATTGACCTCGACCTTTGCATAGCCGTCTTCGTCCAATGTGGACATGAAACGACCAATTACATTACGGTCACCATCGGCAGCTCCCGCAGCTGCATCAGTAGCAATTAAGCCATTTGCTCCAGCATCATCGACGTATGCCAATTCACCAATAGTAGGTGTACCAGCAATCTGATCAGTTACTACATAACCCTTCTTCAGGATAGCAACTTTGCCACCTTTCTGGACTTCATCTTTGTGCCAATTGATATGTTGGCGAGTGAGGTCAATATCAACTACATCATTGAGTAAAATTCCGACTGGAAAAGTGGTTGTTGCATGAGCGTCTTTTTTAGCCACTAATGCAAGGGATTGATCCATTGCTGCGCCAGAACCTACGGTACTGAGGCAAACAACCATTCCTTTTTCAGCCGTTTCATTCATGAAGAACGAAATATCGACATCGAGTTCATTTCTGTCAGCTTTTAAAGCCATTATATGTCTCCTTATAAAACATTATTTATTTAGATTTGCTGTGGAACGAAGAACATTAGATTCTAACCATTCGCTAGCGCTTGTTTGCAATTCTTCAGTAGAATCGTCACCAGCATCAGCTAAGGCAGCCTCTGCTTCTTCTTCAACTTCCTCAAGAATTTCAGCTTGAGCTTCGCCTTCGGCTTCATCAGCTTCTTCTTCCGTAGCTTCATCAGCTTCGGTAGCTTCTACTTCTGACTTCGACTTCGGGCGGACAAAGCCTTCTTTTTTCTCTTTGTCGTCTTTGTCGTCTTCTTCGTCCTTTTTTAGCCATGGAGGAAGTGCGCCTTTTTTCTTTGCGGAAATAAGGGAAACAACTTCTTCAAACATTTCATCGCTTGCTTCAGCAAATCTTTCGATGGCTGCTTCAGCTTCTTCGCTATCCAAACCGGCTTCAAGGAGCAAGCTCTTACGAGCAAACAATTTCTTTTCAGCTTCGTGGGCTTCAATCTTCTCGTTGGCAGCAGCCAATTCTTCGTCTTTTTTAGCAATCGCTTCTTCAAGTTCGGCAATCTTAGCTTCAGCAACTTCTACAGCAGCTTGAGCTTCGGTAACAGCCTCATCTTTTTCAGAAACAGTAGCTTCAAAAGCTTCAGTTTTAGATTGAAATTCTTCGTCTTTTTGCTGAGTAATTTCGGCTTTAAGAGCGTCGTGCGCTTTATTGGCCTGAGTTAATTCAGCTTTAAGTTCGTCTACTTGTTCTTTGAGAACCTCAGACATATCTTTATTCTCCATATTAATATTAGAGTTAGTTATTTCTTCTGCTTGCGCACTAGCAAAAGGACTTACGTCATTTAAAATCACGCTGCGCGGATTCGCGGGATTACTCACAAGACCTTTACCAGAGAACGCAATGTTTCTTAATAATCGACCTATCGTGTATCCTTCGTACTTACCAGTTCCTCCATATGATCTTAAGTGTTTCGTTAAAAACGCAGAAGCCTCGTCTCTTGATATGACTTTCTTTTCTCCGTCTGGAGTAAGGATAGCGTAATCAAAATTACTGAAAAGGCATTCCATGGAAACAAACCATTTGCCCTCTTCGATTTCTGCAATAAGGTTTTCCATTCTCTCTTTTAATTCTGGAGTAGTCCAGCTATTATAGAGAACAGCACTAGTAGCAATATCAAACTTATCTATATTACTAATATTTTCTACTTCGTTACCATCTTGGTCAAGAACAACGCTTCCTGTTATGTGTCCAATGATGTCAGATTCATCATGACCGAAGTTAAATTGTTTATCTACAGGAGTATCTTTTGCTCCCCAAGTTTCTTCTAGATCGAAAACATCGTCGTTTTTATTCCATCCAGTGGAAACCAAAATAGAACTAAGGTAGTATAAATCGTATTGATCTTTATTCTCAGCAATAGCGCTATCTTGTGCTACAACTAGATTTTTAATACTATCTTTTTGTTCTTTGTTTGGTATATAAAAACTAACGGGCGAAGAATACGCAACACTTGCGTTTGCTTTTATAGCATCTTCGAGTCCAGCTTCTAGTTCACTTTTGTATATTTTCATAAGTCACCTCAAAAGAATATACACCATAAGACAAAAAATATACAAAATACTGTTACTCTGTTTTACTTAAAGCATAGCAAGAAACAGTAATCTTTCTCATCTCATCAACATTTGGTTTTCTACTATTTCTATTAAAGAAGTCTTTCTTTAAATTTGCCATCAGGTTTTTGAAATTCGCAGTTGGTCTAATGGGGTTCTTCAGGAGGCTGTTTACTATTTCAGCCGTCACTTCCATGAACGGGTCGGTGCTGCAAAGTATGCGCATTTTAAGTTGTTCTAATTGATCCATTTCGCCCTTAGTCAAAGATCTTAGAGTCTTCTTATCGTAGTGAGCCAAAATTGCAGGATTGATTATCTTATTGATTTTTGACTGAGCTTCACTAGCCCATAGAGAAAGATTAACAATTTCAATTTGACTAGTTATACGCTTAGGCACGTCAACTCTTTTTTTTCTTTTGTTAGTATCTCTAGAGTTTCTTGGTCTACCGTCTTCAGGTCTTCCAGTTGGGTCGTATTTCTCTTGCTTAGGAGACGTGTCTTTTTTCATCTCTGCCCTTTTTTCTTCCTTCTCAATTTTCTTATCTTCTTTTTCTTCTCTTTGGTTTTCGATAGTCTCTTTGTCTCTTCTATCTTTAGGGTCGGTCAAAGGATGACCGCCAGTATCTGTAGAAGGAACTAAGCCAAAATCTTCAGGGTTCATAGCATCTTTTGTAAGGGCGATCTTTTCTAAATCGTTTCTATGCTGAGGATTGTGATAAGGGCTTGCTTTTTGAGGCATGGTTTCTTTATTTCTATCTTTTTCTTCTCTGCGGATTCTAATCTTCTCAATTTCAGGAATTTCACCGAATCTTTCAGTAAGGGTTTCAGCACTAATAATATTCCTATCGGATAATTGAATAAGCAGGTTCTTTTCCGAAGTTTCGTCGGATAAAACCATTTGATCAAAATGAACCTTTGCGGGAAGCCTAAAGCCCATAGCCTTTTGAACTATTTCAAGTTCTTGATCCCACCATCTCACTAAAACTTGACGCCCGTATTCCAATCTTTCAACAAGCGTTTTAAGACTAATAAAATTGTTAGTAAAGCCACCTCCTCCAGAAGCCATTCCAGTAAGAGTAGGAGGTACGCCAAGACCAGCGTATATATTAGTAAGTACAGGCTCGTACTTCTCTTTTCCTAAGAATTTAAATACCTGTGTGCTAGATTCAGTAAACTTTAATTCTGGACCCCATACTAAGTCCATTGTTCCCCCACCAACATTACTAGATAAGATATTTCTTAACTTATTAATCGCAGCTTTAGTTGGAAGGATTTTATTATCTAAATCTCCTAAGCTCCATAGTCTTATATTAGAGATAGCCCCATCTAAAGCGGACACATCAGCAAGTTTCATTTTTTCTAGCATAATGA